CACCCGCTTCGCCATCGGCAAACAGGAGGTAGAGGGCGATTGCCGCCGCCAGTTCCGACTTGCCGTTTTTTTTACCGACCTCAACATACGCCGTGCGAAACTGCCGATAACCGTCCTCTCCGACGATGCCAAAAATATCTCGGATAATTTGCTCCTGCCACGGCATCAACTGAAAAGGTTTTCCATACCATTCGCCGGTGGTGTGCTTGAGCATGGATATAAAATTAACCGCAAAATCTGCTCGCCGTACATCGTATCGGCTGGTCGGCAGCATGAGTGGTGTTGGTTTGTATTTGAATTCAGGCATCGTCGTCCTCCTTTCGCGCAAAATAAAAGACCTCCGAAGAAGTCATCAAAATCTATCTGTACGAGAGACAGCCCCTTGTCGGGGGGTCTGTCTTTCGGTTGTTTCGTGTTTAGTTGTATTTGCCGAGGATGATGGTGTAGACCGCCTTGACCTCATCGGTGGGCTTGATATCCCAACCCCTGTCGTAGTTAACAACGTCGCGGCTTTCGCCGACCTTGCGAAGTGTCAGCTTGCTGATTTTGCCGCCGTCGATACCGAACGGAGAGCTTTCCTCATAATGCTTGACCCAGTATTTGTACTTGCTGCCTGTCGATGGGCAGAAGATAATTCCTTCACTCCACATTTTCAAGTTCCCCTGTCAATATCAGATTTGAATATTGCTTGGTGTCCATGGAAATGAAGTCCGCTAACTCGTTGAACCCCATCTCCATAGCAATTTTGAACACTACCTTGGTGTCAAACATATTCGTGCGCCCCGTGGCCGCCACCTTACGGCATTGTTCTTTGATAACCTTGGCTTTTGAAAGTAGTCGTATTTCATCCTCGCCAAAAACTGCACCAAGGTGAGAACCGCTGTCCCAGATAATGAAAACCGTGCCGGTGTCATCCACGAAGTCCACCGTTCCGATGTCGCCGGTCTTCAGCTTGGTGTAGGGGTCAGTCATGGAAACCAACTCCACACGTGCGCCCTTTTTGTACCTTGCCCTCCGTGCTTCGAGGGCTGCTTTTGAAATGAAATTATTCACTGTCCGCCACCTCCGTTTTCTTATTGTTTTTCCAGCTTGAGTTACCTTCAAGCCTTGAAAGTAATATCTTCCGAGCCGCCTTGTACTCGTCTCCAATGAAGCCGAGGGAGAGAAGGAAGCACCGCATGGCGTACTTGGGGTTGTCAATGCCATCCTTTTCCTTTGCAGTGATACGCTTTTTTTCTTTTGCTGTCTTGCAAAGCAGACTAATCAGCATGGAGTAGGCGTTGACCGTTTCGCTGTCGTCCGTAAATTTGAACCAAGGGAACTGGAGCGTGTCGGCGGTCTGCTTAATCGGGAGGCCATCCGTGTCGAGAGCCGCCTTGAGAAGAGGGGCTTTGGCGTTCACCAGTTTGGCAAGGTTGTCGAGTTTCTCAGGGGTGAAGCCTGTGAGCGGCATTTCAATGACCAATTCGTCAGGTTCGGGAATATCGTCAGCTCGCATACCATTTTCACCTTGGAAGTTTTCGCGGCGGGTACGCCCCAATCCCAGTTCCTCGCGTCCGTCCATCCGCAAATCCTCGAAGGCACCGGGGTGGTGTTGGTCGATATCCGGAAATTCGTCAATCGCACCCATACCGCCCAGTCCGCTCTCGTAGGTATCGGGTTCGTCATAGTGGCGGCTATCGCCATCTGCGTCAAAGCCTGCTTGATGGAGCGCGTCCTCCAAGTCGAGGTTGTCGGGTCCTGTGACCGTGCCGTTCTTATCGATGTGGTAGCCACCCACTTCGTAGGCGAAGGTTGGTGCTCCGAGGTATTTGGTCGGGGCGTTCAGTTCTTGGCTTATGGCAGCGACCAGTGATTTGCGTTCCGGGCCTTTTACATTGTAAGAAAGTCTCATATTCGTTTCCTCCGTTTTCCTTGATTTTGCGAGGTTTTTAATCCTCCGCGCATTACATATATCACTCTAAACGCCTGTAATAGCAAGCGTTTAGGGACAAATAAATGTACCGAATATCAAGGAAAACCAGCCTCTTATCTTTGTGTGTATGACACAATACCGCTTAGGACGAAAGTCACACAAGGCAGCGCCACTCCGTTGCCCCACATCTTGTATTCAGCCGAATCCGAATGAGGGTATTGAAGCCATTTGATTATCTGCTTTCTGCTCTTCGGCTTTGAGGATGTTCCTTTTATCAGACGGTCGGTTTCCCAAACCTCTGACCAGAAGGAGATGTCCTCCTCAGACGGCTCGGTTGTTTCAAGCCCTGCACACCAGTCGGGCGGGAAACCTTGGAGCAAGGCGCACTCGGTCGGGGTGAGCCTACGAACCACATAGCGGTTTTCGACAATTACGCTTTCAGAACCGCCGCCATTTGTGCCGCCACTCTGCTTAAGCGTTCCCGCCGTGTCGCTTTCACGGTAGCCGCTGTGCTGATAATTCTCGACCGCCACTCGCTCCACGACCGCTTTACCTTCCTCAACCTGCTGTTGCTGCGGAAACTTATAGTCCGAAGCACAGAGCGCACCGACCTTGTCTTGGTAGCAAACAGAGTGCCGCTCCACGGAATTGAGCGTGAAGGAGACCTCACCGCCGTAACCGTCACCGCGATGGGATGGACGTGAGCCGTTACCTTCAACAGCCACAATCGCCATACCGCCGGCATTCTTGTTTGGGTCAGGGACGGAAGTGTCAAGCGTCCGAGCGGTTTCAGCTTCATATATCCCACTGTGGGGATTCCCCGATTTCATCGAGTTGCTGTTTTTGGAGCAGATGCCGTATACGGTCATTGGTACGGAATTGCCACCAGCCTCGCTGCGGAGCGTCGGGGATGTTTCCTCGGAGTAGGCAATGCTCCGTGCTTTTGAACCTTGGCCGCCCATGAAAGCCGCCGGTTTCGGCACAAACACGGTCTGGTCGTTGCTCGTGGAGAGCGTCGCCGATTTATTGTCTTGGATGAGCGCACCTTTGCCACCGCCTTCGCACCCAGAGCGGATTTTCAGGGTTTTCGGCTCAAACACGCACTGCGTACCTTTAAAGTCCGTGCTGGTGAGGGTGTTGGCCACATCCTCGCCGACTGTTAAAGCATACTGTCTCTCGTTCATGACGAGTGGCACATTACCGCCGCCGGTCCCCATGCGTTCGGTGAGGGTTTGCACCGTTCCGCTGCCGTCAATCTTTACTCTTGAATCGGCGGGATGGTTTTCTATCGCTACAGCCAGTTGATTATCGCCCATGTCGGCACGGAGCGCGCCGGTGGGTTCGCCTTGCCAGCAATGACCGCCGACCCTCGATGCCGCACCGGGTTCAAACACGAGGGGCTGATGCCCGTGTTCCTGCGAACGAAGCGTACCCGTTATGTTCTCGGAAACATCCATGTACGAGCCGCCTTGGTCATTCAGAACGCTGACTGGGCTTCCAGAGCCAGCCGCAAGACCTCCGGCAGCTCTTTGCCACGGGAAGCCGCCCTGCGGAGGATTCCCTGACAGGCGCGACTCGTCAAATAGTATTTTTCCGGCACGTTCGCCTGTAAAATCGACGACAATGTAACAACGACGACGTCTCTGGGCGACTCCCCAAAATTGAGCGTCAAGCGTTCGCCAGCCGATGGAGAAACCGTCTCCCACGATTTCGCCGGACGTTGACCATTTACCCTTTTCAGGCAAAGGTACTGACAGGGTTTTATCTTTGATTTGAATGAGTTCATTGAGCACCTCCTGAAAATCGGCGCCGCCCGCCGAACTGTACATACCCGGCACGTTCTCCAGTACGGCAAACTTTGGGTACTGGTTATTGGTGGCGGCGAGCATCTCTTTAATGATTCGCGGTATCTGATAAAACAGTCCCGACCGCTCGCCTTGAAGCCCGGCGCGTTTGCCTGCTACGGATAAATCCTGACAGCAAAAACCCGCCGTGATGATGTCCACAGGCGGGATGAGGGAGCCGTCTATTTTATTGATATCGCCGTAATGCTTCATATTCGGGAATCGTTTTGTGGTAACCCGAATCGGGAACGGCTCCACCTCCGAAGCCCAGAGCGGTTCGATGCCTGTCAAAAAGGCTCCGAGCGGAAAGCCGCCGGAGCCATCGAAGAGGGAGCCGAGTGTAAGGTTGCTCATATCAAAGCCACCTCCTTCACGAGGTCAGCATATCGGAATGTCTCTCCGTCACGCTCACAGGTTATGTCCTCGCCACCGTTTTGTTTGTATTCGGCGTAACGGCGCAGGATGACGCTTGCGTACTTCTCGTCGAGTTCGAGCATGAAACAGGTGCGATCAAGCTGATCGCAAGCAATGAGCGTCGATCCGGAACCGCCGAAGGTGTCCAGCACGATGGCGTTTGCCTGACTGCTGTTGGCAATCGGGTATGCCAGCAGGTCAAGAGGTTTGCTCGTTGGGTGGTCGGCATTTTTTTTAGGTTTATCGAAGTTCCAAATGGTGGTCTGTTTGCGGTCGGAATACCACTTGTGTTTGGTGGTATCCTTAAAGGCGTACAGCACCGGTTCGTGCATCTGTTGGTAGTCGCCACGACCAAGTACGAGGGCATTCTTGACCCAGATGCAAGTCGTGGAATAATGAAACCCCGCGTCCACGCAGGCACGGAAGAAATTCACCTTTTCAGAGTCTGAGTGGAAGCAGTAGAAAGCCCCTCCATCGGCGAGGTTCTCATAGAGATTCTTGAATGCCGACAGCAAAAAGATGTAGAACTGTTCCGCCTTCATGCTGTCGTTCTTGATTTTTAGTCCGCTTACAGATTCAAAGCTGACGTTGTAAGGGGGATCTGTCAGGACAAGATTAGCTTTACGACCGTCCATCAACTTCTTAACAGTCTCCGATACCGTGGCATCGCCACAAATGAGCCGGTGCCGCCCCAGCTTCCATACATCACCGGGCAAAACAAAAGCCGCCTGTTCAAGGGCGGCTGTCAAGTCGAAATCGTCGTCAGCAACGTCCCCGTCGGGGTCGGTGAAAAGCTTTTCAATCTCATCGGCGTCAAAGCCTGTAATTTCGAGGTCAAAGCCGAGTTCCTTCAGGTCGGCAAATTCCAGAGCCAGCAATTCCTCGTCCCATCCGGCATTTAAAGCGAGACGATTGTCAGCTATGATATACGCTTTCTTTTGCGCCTCAGTCAGATGCTCCACAAACACGCAGGGGATTTCGGTCAAGCCTTCTTCTCGTGCCGCTATAATGCGACCGTGTCCTGCGATAATGTTCAGGTCTTTATCTACAATGACCGGATTGACGAAGCCGAACTCACGAAGAGAGGAGCGAAGCTGTAAAATCTGCTCCTTGCTATGCGTCCTCGCATTGCGGGCGTAGCCGACAAGTTTATCAATATTGACGGATTCCATTCTTTCAGTCATTTTCATCATATCACCCCCAGCATTTCGTTTGTTCTGGCAAATTCACCATGATATAAAATAGCCGCCCTGTCATAGGCGGCTGCATTCGTTCGCCCGGATATGGGGAAATTCGAGCAACATATTTCATTTCGCTTGCCCTGAAAGACACTCCTTTATATCCCGTTAGGTTGTCACTTCGTATTGGGCGATTTCTTGAATTCCCAAGCGGTGTACATAATCTAAGGTTACATCTGCGGTTGTCTAATGGGTCGCCAGAAATATGGTCGACTTGGACTGAGGTTGTTTCGTTCAGGCCCATAATAAGTCGTGAGAGCATAACTCGCTTGCCGCACGTATTGCTTGTAATATGGTTACTCGAATCAATGTGCCACCGATACGACTTAACAAATTGGAGTGCATCTCGGTCTATAGTGAACTCTCTGCCGTCTGGACAGATTACAGCCAAAGTCCCATCTGGCAGGGTTCTTGTAAGACTAAATACCCGTTGAGCACAACGCCGACAATGTTTAGAGCGACCGCTTGTCAGTCCTCTTGTCGTTATCGTTTGCGTTTCGCCACAGACGCATTTGCATATCCACTTAACTCTGCGGTCTTTACTACGGATACCGGAATCGCCGATTACCGTCCATTGACCGAATGTTCGTCCTATTAAATTCTTTGCTGGCATAATCAGAAACCTCGTGTCTTTAAAAGTTCAAGGAATTCATTCTTTTCTTCACCCTGTGTGCTGCTGTGCCGATTGATGATTTGCATAATCAGGTTAAAGTCTCCCTGCATCGCCTTGTAATACTGAGCGCCTGCCGTGACGTAAGGCGATAGTTTCAGTTCCTTGGTCATGCGCCCGATTTTTCGGTTCATGGCTTCACAAGCAAGAAAACCCTGTCTGTTCAGCACATAATCCGTAATTGTCTGCGGCGCGACATAGCCGTCACAACCGCGAGCCGCGATGTATTCCTCGATTTCATTTCGCAGCACATCCGCCGCCGGCACTTCCTTTTCGCATTCCTTCATCGCCATAGAAAAGTAGTCCGCCATCACATTTTTGGAATTAACCTTCTTGGGCTTGGGCTGACTTACAACATTCGTGTTGGCAGTTTTGCCTTCAAGCTTCTTTTCGATTGGATTCTTCCGAGGGCGGCCTGCCCCCGGACGATAGCCTCCGCTGGGCATGAGCGTCACCTCCTCGGTTTTGATTTTGATTCTTTGATTTTTTGATTTTTGATTTATGAAAAATTCACACGAAAGGCCGAGCGCGCTGTCCACCTTAGAAGCCGTAGGGATTCGAACCGCCCCTCGGTCTGAGCCTAAAAGTAGTCGCCTTGCCCGGCGTGAAGCCTTGAGTGGCATTCCTGACAAAGCGCCATCATGTTCTCCCAGTCATTTGTGCCGCCGTCGGTCAGCTTGACCTTGTGGTGGGCAAGCGTCGCGGTAGTGAGCCGTCCGTCACGCTGGCACATCACACACAGCGGGTTCGCCGACAAGAACGCCGCACGGATTTGCTTCCACGTCCTGCCGTAGCGCTTGTTGCTGCCGGGGTCGCGGTCATTCCGGTTATATTGTTTGGCTTCCTGCTTCTGATGTTCCTCACAGTACCTGCCCGTGGTCAGCTTGACGCAGCCGGGGTAAGCGCAGGGCTTCTTAGCTTTGTTTGGCACGTTGCACCTCCTGTTCTGCGCATAAGAAAAGCCCCCTGGGATTTCTCCCACGAGGCTCGTGTGTTCATTCAATTTTGCTATTCTAATAATAACAGGTTCCAAAGCGGTATTATAGTGGTCAACAGTGGCGTATTAATTCGATCTCGTTCAAGGCACGGTTGTGGAGACGGTGTACCCAACGGAGATCGAAATGCAACACAACCGCTATCTGCTCCCACGTTTTGAAACAAAGATACCTCAATTCCAGAAGTGTCTGGAGTTCCGGGCTTTCCACACAGTTAATGACTGTGACGATTTCATGCTTCAGGTTTAAAAGGCGTTTCATATCAGCGCTGATTTCCGATTCCATATCCATCATCTTGGCGATGACATCCTCCATGCGATGGACATTGCGTGTTCCCTTGCTTGGTGGCACATCGGACAGGGTGGCACTCGCTTTTTCGGCGAGGTCTCGTAGTGACTGCACCTGCTCAATCTTGCTGTTGATGCGTTGGTCTATGCGATAGGCTTGGGACAAATAGTCCTTTGCCGACAGTTTTGGTTTGCTCATAGGCTACCTCCGATAATTTAGTCCACTCGGATTGGCAGCTTTTGACTCCGTTGATTGTCATAGATTGGCTTTGACCGCTTCGATTAAGGCGGTCTGTGTCCTGTTTTTGTCGGACAGGGCTTTTATCACCCGCTCGTCAATGGTACCTTTGGCAATGATGTGATGGAGGATGACTGTTTCGGCAGTCTGACCCTGCCGCCACAGGCGGGCATTGGTCTGTTGGTAAAGTTCGAGGCTCCATGTCAGTCCGAACCATATAATCGTGTTGCCGCCCGATTGAAGATTAAGCCCGTGACCGGCTGATGCGGGATGGATGAGCGCCACGGGCAGTTCTCTGCGATTCCACCGGGTGATACTCTCAGATGAGTCAAGCTGTGAAAACGGGATATGCAGTTTTTGCAGTCGTTCCTTTATACGTTCCAAGTCGTGCTTGAACCAGTACGCTACCAGCACAGGCTTGCCGTTGGCGGCTTCAATTAAATCCTCAAGGGCGTCCAGCTTACGGTCATGGATGTGGTGGACTGCGCCGTCGTCGCCATAGACTGCACCGTTCGCCATCTGACACAGCTTCCCTGACAGGGCGGCGGCATTGGCGGCAGTGACATCGCCGCCAGCCAGTTTTAATACCAAGTCTTGTCGTAGTTCGTCATACCGCTCACACTCTTTGTCTGATAGCCGCACTGGATATTCGACGGTTACCAGTTCCGACATGGTTAGATGGTCAATGGATTTCATGGAAAGGGTGATATCGGCGATTTTGGCGTATATCTCTTTTTCGGCAAACGGCAGAGGTTTATAACTGAATATAACTTGACCATTCCGTTTGTCGGGGGTGAAGTAAGCCGTACGATACTGCCCGATAAACCGTCCGAGCCGCTGTCCCATGTCGAGAAGTCGGTATTCAGCCCAGAAATCCATTA